CTATCACAAAAAAAACTAATTAAGAACCAAAATTTCACACAAATACAAAAAATCAATCACAACAAAAAACACAAAAACTAAAAATCAATAAGAAATAAAAATCAAATTAAATAATAAACCAATAATCGTAAATTGTGATCAAATATAAAAGAACACAAAAAACATAAAGATATTCATCAATATCACATAAATCAATCACAATTTACATCAATTTACATCAAAGAATAATCAACAATTAAACAACCTTATAAAAACAATAATCAACAAATATAAAATTCACAATTTACATGATAATAGGACTTTCACAAAAAAACCTTAAATCATAGATTGTATGCAGCAATTCATTTTTTTATAATCCAATTTTATTCTTTTGGTGAGAAAGTAAGAGAAAAAATTGTAATTTTGTGAAGGTTATAAGTTGTTTCTGTGAAAGGCGTGAATTGTATTTTGATGGGTTTGATTGGAAAATAGGTCAAAAATGGGCCTAGCCGCCGCCCCATTTTTTTACCATTTTACATAGTTTTTTTATGATTAAGGATATTATTTGATGATTAATTTGATGTAAAATCCACTTAAAAAGTAGATTTTTGATTTATTTTATGATTTTCTTTTTGTTTTTTTTGGATAAATGATCAAATATTGATTTAATTCTTAAAAAAATGTAAAATAAATCATAAAGAAATGAAAAAAGGCGATGATTATTGTATTTTTTGTTTATTTTTGGTCAAATTGTTGATAAAACTGTGATTTTCTTGGTGATTTTGTTGATTATGTGATTATAATTGCAAAAAATATGTGTTTAGGAGGAGATTGGAGTTGTGTTTTGTCATTTGTTGGTTATTTCTTTGTGATTTCTTTGTGATTTTGAGGTTAAAACACAAAAAAACCTTTATTTTATGATTAATTTGTTTAAGATTAATTTGTTTTATTTTAAGATTAGATTAATCTTAAAGAAATGGTTGATTTTGTGATGTAATCTGGTTTACGCACTTGTACTTTTCTTGAATACTTGTACTTTTTGTTCAATTGATTTTTTACGCACTTGTACTCTGGGTTGTTTTTCTTGTTTTCCATGTATATGAGGTTGGGAAATGTCAAATAAACTGCTTCGGAGACGGAAGAAGCAAAGCCGACATATGGTTGTTGGCAAGGAGTGGTGAAAAGGAGTGTGAGAGATGCGATTCCAGACAGAACTTTTCAGTTTTGATGGTATGAGTCTTTACTACGACAACAAGTTTGTCGCCAGATTCAAGTATATGAAGAGTAATATGTCAGGATTTCGTAGTTTTCTGATGAAGAACTTCGATGTTGATGAATATTTTGCCAGATTGGCAGATCATTGTGGTGGAAAAGGCAAAGAATCGCCTTTGGAAATTCTTGAGAGCAAGGGTTTTGTTCTCAATCACATCAAGAAATGGTTGAAGAGGGATGGTTACCAGCCTAATTCAGAAGGATATCGTCTCTGGAGAGAATCTCAGAGGCAAAAAATTGCACAAAGTCGATAAATGGAAAAAAACTGCTTCGGAGACGGAAGAAGCAAAGCCGATATATGGGTGTTCGATATTTTAACAATGATCTGAAGTAGAAAAAACTGCTTCGGATTCGGAAGAAGCAAAGCCGATATATGGGTGTGAAGACGATCACAACTTCGTGGTTGTCTTTTTTTTTGGTTTTTCATGGAGGGTTTCGCAATGGCTAATGTTGCTAAGAAGGTTTCTAAGAAGGTTGCCAAGGTTGGTCGTCCTAAGAAGTTTACTTCTGAACAGGTTCGTCTTTTCAAGTCTGTTGTTCGTGAGTTTGGTCTTACTGGAGCTATTCCGGTCCTTCTAGAGAAGGGTCTGTCGGTTTCAGTACCGACTCTGAGCAAGTACATCTCGACTGGAGCAGGAGGTCGTCCTCCTGTTCGATTGAAGAGGGGTCGTCCTCGTAAGGTCGAGACTAATCAGGTTGTTTCTTCTGTCGAAGAAGTAAAAGTTGAAGCAACTGTTGAAGCAGTTGCCTAATTTTTAACGATAACCCAAAGGAGTATGACATGCCTAAGAAGAAACTGGTTCGTCGGGAGTTTTACATTCAGGAAACTGGTCAGGGTTACGATGTGATGGTAGTGGTTCTTGGTGTTGATGGTTATGAGTATTGTCATGGGCAATTCTTCTGCAAGAAATATGCAGAAGATATCTTGAGTGATCTCAATGAGGCCGAGACTCGTAAGCAGGAAGCTGCTTACGAACTTAACGGTTGATTAATTAGGATTCAAGGGTGGCATAGTTAACTCTATGCCACCCTTTTTCATGCGATTTTTTACCCAAAGGAGTGTGTGATATGTTAGAACGGGGAACAATGGTATTCTGGGGTAGTAGTGTCCCGTACTTTGTCATTGAATGGCAACCGGAAAATGGTCCCGGTGCGTACTGGCTCGTTAATGGTGCTGGCGAATCTGCTGTCGCAGCACCAAGTGAATTAACAGAGTACCCAATCTTCCAGAAGATTGATGTTGAATGATTGAGGACAGGGTGGCATAGTTAACTCTATGCCACCATTTTTCATGCGATTTTTTACCCAAAGGAGTATTTGACAATGCATAAAATATACCTTGTCGTTGAAATGAATTGCAATCCTAAAGTTTCCGAAGTTTCCGAAATTTCGGTAAAAAGTTTTGCCGACGAGGAAGTGGCTAAAAAGTTTTTTTTAGAGCAAGTAGAAAAGAATGGTCGTAGAACAGTAAGAGTTGGTTACAAAAAAGTTCTGTCCCCAATGGGCAGGAGTGAGTTGTTAGAAATTTGGAGAAACAAAGTGTGGCAGAATTTTGATATTATGCCAACAAAAGAAAAATATCTTAAAATTGCATTTTTGGAATCAATGATCGACGCAGGTTGATTGATAGGTCTGGTCATGCCGAAGTATAAGTGTAACGATAACCCAAAGGAGTTTGAGATGTGCCACAACATCGGTAAATGTACCATAGAAGCAAAGCCGATAGTATGGTGTGGAGACAATCACAACTTCGTGGTTGTCTTGTGTTGCAGAAGGGTAGAAGGAGTAATGATATGGCACACACAGAAGAAGATTATTTGTTTGCTCTTTCCGGCGAATTCGCCGTTTCAAGCCACTTGAAACCAATTTTTGCGGGACGAAAAAACACCATTATTGGTTTTGAAATGCCAGATGGTCGTAAAGTTAAACTCATAGTTGGTTTACAACTGGAAAATGAAGTCAATGGTGATTATGATCACATTACTTCAGCGAAAGGAATGCAGGACTTGGGTTTTGGTTTGCTTGATTACCATATGAGTTCTTTTGAGTCAAAAGGAGTATGATTAAATCTTATAATGTTGATTAATATTTCAAGGGTGGCATAGTTAACTCTATGCCACCCTTTTTCATGCGTTTAACCCAAAGGAGTGTGTGATATGTCTACTCGTGGAACTTATCAATTCAATTCTGGTCATAATCATGAAGGAATTACAACTGTGTACATTCATCATGACAATTATCCGAAAGGAGCGGCACGGTATTTTTACGAAACTCTTATCAATCCTTCTAAGGGTAATCTAGCAACCCAATTTATTCGAGCAAACCCCAATTCAGAAATCACAGATAGTCATGAACCCTATGCAAAGCCTTATATTCATGGTGATACCAAATATCAATACTACATTGATGGAAATGATGCAGGGGCAATTGTGAGTGTTTATGAGGTCGATTTGAAATTGATGGGTCAAGAAGGCATTCCTAAAAAGGAATTGTGTCTTCTAGATTCATTACCTCTTTACGAGTTTATCAACAAGTATATTGATGATTCAGAAATTGAAATAATCGTTCCTGTTTCCTTTAATGAAATTCCTCATGAATGTACGATTTATTTGAACAAAGAATTGGCTAGGAAAGAATTAGCTAGGAAAGGTTTGCCAGATGAAGTGAAAAAAGTTATTCGCAATTACATTGGAGATATTGGTAAGAGTAAATTTTTTGAAACTGTTTGCATTGTTCCAAACATGATTGTTCTTGTTGCTCCTACAGGTGAGTCAATTGACATCAGGATTCGTGATGAAAAATTGCTCATCATGGTGAATACCGATTCACCAGAAAATCCTTCTTCCTACACCGAGGAATGGGAAAGAAATAAATATCAAACAAATCCAAAAGATAAAATTTACTATCAAAGAATATCACTTCCTTGTTCTAAGAGAGAGAGTTAAAAATATATCATGAGGTATATCCTTGTGGAGTATTCCACAAGGATTTTGATTTTATTGATTTGATAAAACGAGGTATTTGGTTTTAAGGAAGGTGATTAATGGAACAGCCTCATTTTATATTTTTTGGGGAAGGCGATTCTCTGAGAAGAAAAGCACCAACTGAGGAAGAGAAGTTGGTTCTTGTAGACAGGAAAGCCAAAGAGAGTCCTTTTCACAAGTTTGTTGGAAACGACAAGGCAGTGAAGAAGTTGCAGGTTGCGGCCTATCATGCTTTGGGTCACCCTAATCACATGATGAGGGATTTGAGCTTTAGCATATTTGGGCCAGCAAGTGCAGGAAAGACGACTTTGGCAAGGATCTATGGTGAAGCAGTAAGGCTCCCATTCATCGAAATAAGTCCAAAGGGTGTTAAGGCCCTTGATGATGTATTCGACTTTATAGACGGTGTTTTAAGCCGTGCAGGTATTGGATTGGTTGATTTAGATGAAGGCAAGCATGTTTTGCCTCCCTGTGTTTTGTTCTTTGACGAGGTCCATGCTTTATCTGATGGAATCATTCAAGGTTTGCTCAAGGCTACCGAGTTTGGCGATGCCATCATGCAGACAGAGAGCGGAAGGATTCTGGACACATATGCGGCAACATGGATGGTTGCCACTACAGATGAGGGAAAGTTATTTGATGCATTTAGGACTAGGTTTAATCCAATTCATCTTCAATATCTTGGCAAGAAGGATGTTGCGAAGATTGTAGGAAATAATCATCCTGATTTGTCTGAGGAAGTCTGCAACCTTGTTTCTCATTATAATCCAAGGGTTCCTAGGCAGGCATTACAATTTGCTAGGTACATGGAAATGTATAGGAAAATGCATAATGACATGTCGTGGAAAGAAATAGCCAAGTCTGTGGCTAATGACGAAGGAATCAATGAATATGGATTCAATGAGAATCAGATGAAGGTTTTGAAGAACCTCGAGGGTGGCGCTCTCAGTAAAAAGAACTTGGCTACGATGATTGGAAGGAAGGAAGAGGAGCTTGAGAATTACATTATTCCAACATTGATTGCAGAAACAGAAGATCAGAGTTCTCTGATTAAGAGCAGTGCCAGAGGTTATATTCTTACTGATGAAGGAAGTCGTCTCTTAGTTGACATGAGGTTGTTTGACCAGTTAGCTCATGATCCGAATGGTCCTTCTGTCAACATTGATCCCAAGTATGTAATTGTGGAAGTACTTAAAAGACTTGGTAGTGAAGAACAAAAGAAATCATTCATGAAAAGTCTGATCAAAGAAATCGAATCTATGATTTGATTTCTTTGAATCAAGGTTAACAATAAGAGAATTCATATGGATTCTCTTATTTTATTTTCAGTTGGTTGCAGAGTACAAGTGCGTAAGTTGATTTTACGCACTTGTACTTTGTCTTCATCGTGAGTTTTTGAAACTGCTTCGGATTGGGAAGAAGCAAAGCCGATATATGGGTGCAACCAATCATGTTGATCACTAATTCTTGAAACTGCTTCGGATTGGCAAGAAGCAAAGCCGATATATGGGTGAGGAGAATTCAATGCCAGAAGACAACAAGGTCAAGACTTCTGAATGTATTGCTGGTGATATAGTTTACACAAATTTTGCGGGGTTGAGTCAGAATTACGAACCTCGTGATTGTGCATTTTTCCATTTGTTCAAGTGGAAGGTTATTCTTCCTGAGTATTCATTGTGTGCCAGAATCCAAGATAATGGTTCTTTTGATGAGAAGCCAGTAATCATGGAAGAGTGCTACAAGACTAAGAAAGAAGCACTCTTTGCTTGTGCCCAAAGGCTACAAAGTTTTGTTGACAATATATCAGGTACTATCAATAAGGCACTTGAGCAGGCAATGCTCATCATTGATAAGGAGTAAATCATGAGTAGTTTGGTTGATTCTTTGAAGAATTCTCATTTCATTTACGACTTTGGGAATGGTGTTTCCGAACCTGTTCATTATGTCAATCGTGATAGTTCGGGTAGGTGGAATTTGGCACTTCCTTATTGCAGGGAAGAAACTGGCAAGTACATTGCTGGCCAAAGGGAAGAAAGCGGTAATATCCGTTTTTATATCAGCAAGTCTGATATGAATTTCGCAACCATTGATGAAATGGCAGAATGGTGCGTTCAAAATGATCGTAGTATTGTTTATCGACTTTCTTCTCAATCCAACGATTCTTTCAAGGTTGATTATGAAACGATAATTGGTTTGAGGTCTAAAAAACCAACAACTGCCAACATCAATTCTTTTCTCAATGCAATTGGTTTGGGATTCGTCAATGTCACAAGAGCTAGGAAAAACAGAAGATTATCAGGTCGTGTTGATTATGATCGTCTTGATTTAACTTATAGCATCAACAGTTCAACACAAAACAGTTTAAGACAACGAAATTTTAATCTTGAATACTATGACGAAAAATCTTTTCACTTATTCAGTTCTTTATTGAAGGTTTTGACTCTACATCATTCTGATTCAATAGTTCAAGACAACAATTACTTTCTTGGTTTAAGCAACTTTGGTCGTGATAGTTATGATTTAGTTTTGGGTCATTTTTTAAGGTCTATAAAGACCCAGAATTGTACGAGTAATAATTTTGATCAGAATTCTTTTGATCCCGAAAGGTTAGGTGAAATCAACAAGTTTCTTTTCCCTGCCCAGTCTATAATGCTTGCTCATATTTCATCTCAGGTTTTGAATAATCTTGACAAGTATCAATTAGATCCAATGAATCCTAGTCTTTATATTAAATCGACAGTTGTTGATTCTTGGGGATTGAAAATTAATTATACAAACCAAGGGGCAAATCCTATTCATTATGGATTTGACTATTTCTACTGTTCTGATTATGGATATTCTCCAAAAAGATTTATCTCAGGTTTTGTTAGAAATAGTCCTGTTGTGGAAAAGGTGAAAGAGCTTTTCCAGATTTCTGTTTCTGGAATGGATGAATGGAGGAGCAATCTTGCTTCAAGGTTGAAGAGGACTTCATCATGACAATTAAAAAAAAGGAAAAGGATTGGCCTAAAAGTGAAAAAGAACTCAAACCCTTTTCCGTTAAAAATTTTCATTTCTATACTTGTGTTTTTTCTTCGAGCATAGATCAAGGTTTTGTGTATTACCTTCAAAAATTTGATTGGAAGGGAATTCTTCAGATAGAACAAAATAGCCCTAGATTCAAAAACATAGAAGAAGCATATGATTACATTGGAATGCCTTTTGATAAAACTGTTTCGGAATCGGAAGAAGCAAAGCCGATAAAACAAAGAAGGGGGAATCGCACATGAGTAGTGAAACAGAAGCCAAGTTGATTGCTGTTTGTGAAGACATCAAGTCTTCCAGTCAATTCCGAGAAGCAGCAGATGCCATGAGAAATGGCACAAGCATTGTTTTGTCGAGGCTCAAGAATAATTTTGGTTCAGTAATCAATGATTCTTGTGATAAGGATGTTGCGAACCTTAAAGAAAAGATTACATCTCAGCTTGAGGGCTATTGTAATTCTTGGGTCAACAATCAATCTAATCAATTAATTGTTTTCCCAGAAGGGACAAGGTTTGTCCATCGTGAAGGTAGAGATGTTAACATTGTCATTGAGCAGAAGCCAACTGTTCGTGTGATTAATTTTCTTGGTCAAAACTACAATGTGGCATTGCCTTTCGTGCAATTCTACATTGTTTTTTCGGGGAACAATAACAACACCTTGAGGTTGACTCAGGTGAGAATTTCTGGGTCGAAGAAACCAATTTCTTCTCTCGATTCCAATGTTGAGCGTTTGCAGTTGCCCAACATGGGAAACAGTTTGTGTCTTGGTGATATTCTGAATCACGCAAGTAGTTCTTATAATCTGGAAGTTGATATTTCGACGAAGTGCAATGAAATAATCAACCTTTTCTGGCAGAGTGAGTTCAACATTGACTTATCCGAGTATTTCAGGATATGGTTGGATAGAAACTTCTCACAAGAATACCGTAAAAACGGTGATAATGGCAGCAATGTCAACATTCATGGTTGCATGGCAGCATGGCACAAGAAAAGTGCAGCAGATCCTCTTTTTGTGCTTTCCAATAGTTGCCTTTATGAATCTTATGGTCCTGTTAGTCAGTTTATTTCAAGTGACTATAGTAGTCGCAATAATCGTGCTGTTCTGCTCAACAACATTACAGGCGTAATTCATAGCGAGACTGAAAATTATGTCTCAAGTGTTATCAGCAATCTGAATAGTGTTGATGTTGCAGAAGAGAATAGAAATTCGGCTCATTTAACAGTACTGACAAATAATTTGAATTATATGGTCAATCAAGCCTATTCCAACCTTTGGAATGTTGCTCATTCCGAGCATAAGTATAAGGTCTTTGAAGACGAGAGCAGGCTTAGTAATTTGGAGAGAGATATTTCCGTTAGGGAAAGGAATTTGGGATACCAGATCAGCAATTTTAATTCTCAGAAAGAGTCTTGGGACAATCTAAGAAACCTTGTTCAGCTTGAGCTTTTCAACATTTACAACTATTTGCAAGATGAGTTGAAAAGTGTTGAATCCATTAAGGCCAAGTTGCAACAGAATTTTGATGAACAAGGTGCTGTTCTTTCTAAGCCTCGCCGTGGAAGGCCAAAGAAGGAATCTCTTCCTCCAGATATTGAGAAAAGCATCGACTTGGTAGCAAGCAGTGGTTGTCTTGTTGGTCCTAATGGTGAGACTCTGAAAAAGCGTGGAAGGCCAAGGAAAGTTTCTTAATCATCAACAATTAAGGAGAATCAAGTATGTCGATTGTTACATTTCCAGTTTATTTAGCTTCTAATGGTTTTACTCCTCCTGAAAATGGAACATATTATGTTGTTGCCAAAGACGGCATTTATCTCCGAGTGGAGAGGCTACATGGTTCATCTCTTGTCAAGGTTGGCTCCATTCCTTTTCTTGACAATGCAAAGCTGAATACAAAGTTCACTTTGCCAAACATCCCTGTCAAGATCATGTATCAGGCAAAGACATTCTTCAGAACTGTCTTTTCCAATCACAGAAGCGAGTCTTATTTGACTCTTCTTTATTCAAAGAAGTTGAATGACTATAAGCTTTGGTGCCCAAAGCAAACAGTGAGCTATTGTTCAGTTGATTACGACAGAACAGATACTGTTTCTTTTGAGGAGCGTGATTATATCGGCAGCGAAGGTGCTGGATGGCAGATGGTTGGAACTATTCACTCTCATTGTGATTTTAGTGCATTCCACAGTGGAACTGACGAGGCAGACGAGGCCAGCTTTGATGGTATTCACCTGACATTTGGCCATGTTAATTCCGACAAGTTTAGTATCGCAAGCAGCATTTGCTTTAACAACAATAGAACGAAAATGAATCCAACAGATGTCGCAGATGGACTTGTTGCTGATTCGGAAGAGGAAGTTACGGAAAAAGAAGAATATAGTCATCGTGGGTCTGTCTACGAGCGTACAACCAAAAGAACTGAGTATTGGTTCAGACTCGATGAACTCAATGAACAAGAAAAGTCTGATCATGATGAATTCTTGGCAAATGTCCTTCCAGCTTGGATGGAAAAAGTAACCAAGTTCGTCTCACCAATCACTGATTCTGCTCCTAGCTCTTCTTGGACTTATCAAGATATCAAGTCCAAGAAGGATAGTGATGACGAAGAATGGTATGATATGTGGAAACTTAATCAACACAACCGTAGCCGAGGTAGAGACTCAATCTACAGGTCAGAAGAAAATTACTACGGAATTCGTGAATGGGATGGTGATTGATATATCTTGATATCAACCCATCTTTTATAAGTTCTGTTAAAACTGCTTCGGAAAGGGGAGAAGCAAAGCCGATATTATGTTGTGAGTGAAAGTTTTAAGGGGGGTTGATGATGCAAAAGGTTAAGGTTGTAGGGACAGGAGGAATTGGATTGTGTCTTCTTCCTGTCCTTTGTCGTTTCATTAATTACGAGGCCAAGAAATTTCCTGTTGCCGAGGTCCATCTAATAGATGGAGACGAGTTCGAGGCAAGGAATGCCGAGAGGCAAGACTTTAACGAGATTGGCCCCAAGGCAACAGTCACTGCCAATCAGTTGAGACAAAAGTTTGGAAGGATCAGGATTGTCGATCATCCTGTTTTCCTTAGCGAAGACAATATTGTTCCTCACATTCGTGAGAACGACATTGTGATTTTGGCTGTTGACAATCACAACAGTCGTAAGATTGTGAGTGACAGAGCTATCGAGTTAAACAATATCACGGTGATAAGTGGTGGTAACGATCTTCATGATGGCAATGTGTTAATTCACATTCGTCGTGATGGAAAAGATTTGACTCCTCCCCTTGCATCACAATATCATCCAGAGATTGCAAGTCCTGACGACTTGCATCCTAGTCAGTTGAATCAGCCGGGTTCTTGTAGTCGTCAGGCTGAACAAACTCCTCAGTTGGTGATTGTGAACAATCTGATTGCAGCGAATATGCTTTCAGCATTTTACAATCTCACCGATAGTGAGGTATTTAGAAGTAAGGTTTTGAAGAGTCCTGAGAAGTATGGAGAGGTTTTACTTGACATGGTGGTCATGTCAGGTGTTGTTCGTGATCGGTTTGTTTCCTGATTAATGGGGGTTACCATGAGCAATACTACTGGTTTTTCTAACAGCGTTCAGACTAATGAATCTTTGGGCCAATTGGCTCAAAGTCTTGTAAAAGTCATCCATGGTACGGCAGATGGGATGTATCCCTTGGCCAACCACACTGTTGCTGCTGTACGCAACACATTCTCCCAGACTCACAATATCCCAGCAGATGCTGTGGCCTTTGTGAATGGTGTTAAGGTTGGAGATAGCTTTCTCATTACTGAGAACTCAACACTTGAGTTCATCAAGCAAGCTGGCAAGAAGGGTTAATTCTGCCAGCGGGTGGGGGGCAAAACCACCCTCCTCCCACCCACTCGTACAGAGGGTGAAACCATGTTCTATGTGTGAGAGAAAATTCAAGAACCTTGAATTTTCTCTTATTGGTTGCCCAGATCGTTTCCAGACGGTCTGCAATGGGGTACTCGCAAGGCAACTGGGCATGGCGAATAAACGGCAGGTGAAAGGTCGTCAACTGGTTAGGCGATTGACAGTAATCTGCTAGTGCCTTCTTTCAACCATCTGGATTTTTTTCAGATGGTTGATTTTTTATTTCTCGATACAAGTCTGGCAGGTTTTTTGGGGCAAGATGTTATTGTCCTAAAGGGCATGACCTGCCAGACTTCAAAAAGTTCTTCTCATAATCTTGAGTAGAGTATTCTACAAGGCCCCCTCCTTGCACAAAAGCAAGGAGGGGGCCTTTTTTCGTTTCCAAGTCCAGCAATTTGTCATTTTATGATCAATAAGGCCCCCTCCTTGCACAAAAGCAAGGAGGGGGCCTTTTTTCGTTTCCAAGTCCAGCAATTTGTCATTTTATGATCAATTCAAATTGAGATATTATGATGATGCTAGAACACAATAGGAGTCAAGGAAATGTTCAATATCGAATCGAATTGGGGAAGGGCCGCTGTAACCGAAATGAGTGAAGTGATAATCAATAAAAACAAACCTCCTCACGATGCATTGATTGCAGGAATGTTCACACATACAGGAACTGACATCCACTTTGGTGGACACTATCAGAGGACATTGTTTGAATACACATTGGCAGCTTATGTGAACAGGATTTGCCAGAAGAGTGGAATAAAATCAATTGGCTCAAGGATTATAAATGTTCCTCTCAAGGGAACCAATGTTTACGAACACTCATTTGAGAGCAAGGATAAGAAAGTTTTTTGGTGTTATCAATATGGATTTTGCCCAACAAATCCTTTTGATCATTTGACACTAAGCATTCTTGAGAGAGGAGTTACTAAGGGTTGTAGGAACTGTAATTACAAAGGATTTACTGATGATGATATTGAATGTTTTAACTGCCGAAATGGAGCAGTAAGAAACTTAATTCTCAATAATCCTGAATACAAAACATTCAGGTCACACAGTTGGGAAATTTTCAAGGATTTGATCGGTGAAGAAGAAACTAATGTTCTTGAGAAGTTCAGAGATCATTACATCAAGTTCCACACTGATGATTTTCTTTATAAGCAAGAATTTTCCCCAGTCATGAGAGAATATGTTGATTCTGATAGATTTGGGGACTACTTTGAGGTTGACTTGGAGCGTGATCTTCTCATGCTTTATCGAGATGATGAGCCAGAAGGATCGACATATGAAGATGATGAAAGCGAAGATCAGACACAAGATGACTGATTTTGGAGAGAATGTTTTAAGACAGTTGTTTTCAGAAAGAGTTAAAATTATGGATAGCCATTCCCAAATTAAAATGACGAAAACTACTTTATTTTCGGAAAATAAAGAAGAATTATTTTGGGTATGGCTTGAATATGTAAAGAATATAGGTTCAAATAAAAATGAAGGAGATTAATCATGTTGAACGAAGCTGCATCTAAAAGTCTTACTCGTGTATTAGGCCACTTTGAAAACAATTCTTTTTCCATTGTATCAGCATCAAGAGGAATATACGGCAAGGAAGAGAATAAGATAAGAACAGAGAATCTTATATCAGATGTTAGAGGTGGTGGATTTGGTTTTGTGAAGATGAAGGGTCGTTATGTAGAAGGATATGGAACAGAAGGAGAGAAGAATCCTGTCCAAGAAGATGTTTTGTTTATTGCATCTAAGCCTATGAAGGTGAATACGGAGACAACTCCAGAAGATGAATCTAGGCACAATGATGAAGTGAATTCTAAATGGAATGAAGAGTTTAAGCAAAATATGATGAAATTGGGAAACAAGTATGATCAGGAATCAATTGTTTTCAAGCCTTATGGAGAAGAAAAGGCATATTTGATTGGAACAGTAGATATTGATGAGAATGGTAAGAAGGTTTGGCCGGGACATGGTAACATGATAGAAGTTGGTGACATTCACCCCGGCAAGGCTGGAATGTTTCATACAATGTTGTGGAAAAACAAGAGGACATTCACATTTGAAAGCGTAGAATATCCCAAGAGCTTCATGGGATCATGGTCTGAATTCCTCCATAGAAAAGCTATCAATGAAGGAAGGGCTTAAACTGCTTCGGATTTCCTAGAAGCAAAGCCGATAAGGTAGTGAATCAAAGACCTCGTAGCTCAGTCCAGTAGAGCAACGCACTTTTAATGCGTGGGTCTTGGGTTCAAATCCCAACGAGGTCATGTTCAGTTAAAAAGGGGGCAATATGACTGCTACTGCTACTAAGAAAGAACAGAAACAAGTTAAGGAAATATCATCTGAAATTGTCATGAAAAACCTTCATGACAAGATTGGCATACCAGATAACTATAGCCACAGTCGTGGATTCAATGTCTATGACAACAGATGGCGCATCAATGTCTACTCATTAGTCAAGACAGATATCCCAACTCTTATCAAAAGGCTCTTTATTTCTAACAGCTACTTTGTTGAAGTTGATAAAGAAGGCCAAATAGTAAGGCCAAAAGAAATCCAAAAGATTAAGTAATACAAAAGACAGGTGCAGCACAAAACTGCACCTGTCTTTTTTTATGCCCATTGAAAACTTCTTCGGAAAAGGAAGAAGTAAAGCCGATAATCTGTCAGGAGGACACAATGAATAACAGCATCGCAACTAAGCAAACCCGTGAAAGAGTCGAAGCTGGAAAGAAAGTTGAGTCAGCAATTATTGCGAAACTCAACGAGATAGGAATGAAACTATCTCAACCAACAAACAGCGAAGACATATTACAAAAAGTTGATGCTTGGTATGTAAACAAGCAAGGAAAGCGTGTTGGAATACAAATCAAGTATCGTGAATCTGGAAGTGATCTTTTGTTTGAAGTCTTTGATACATTCGTTGAATTCAAGAGTGACAAGAACAAAATGGGAAGAGACATGATTGGATTGGCAAAAGAATATGCAGTCCTGATTGAAAATAAGATCATTATTGTTGAGAAGCAAAAAGCAATTGATGTGATCAATGAAATGCTCGACGAAGCAAGATGTAATGGTTGGTCAAAGTCGAATGGAAGAACAAAGACTCTTTTCTATGAATCTGATAGATGTGAACTGCAAATGAAGTTGCAGGACGATCCTGCTGACGGAAGAAAGAAGATTGTGGCATACATCCCTAAGGAATTTTTTCAGGCTAACCTATCTGTCTCAGTTTAGGAGAATCTGATGAAACCTAAGTACCAGAGTGACCAGCAGATAGCCGATTCTTATGGAGTTCCCTTTATCTTCGATGACGAAATGGAGTATGTCAACGAAGATCCTGATCTGACTATCAAAAGAATAGTTGGAATGCACAATGTAGTAACAAAGTGGATCGAAAAGAACAGGAGAATACCATCTTCAAATCCCAATGCTGAAAGGGATGAACGCAAGATGGCTGGATGGTTGCGTGTCGTCATGTTCTATAAAGAGATCATGCTAGATCCGCAAGATGAACATCGTGATGAAAGATTACACAACAATTTCATCCACGATTATTGCCAGACAATTATCAGAACAGGTTCATTACCAGAACAAGAATATAAGGAGCAAGATCAATGAAAGCCAAACTGCCTAGAGTATATGATTTCGTTGTAAGAAAGCCATTCAAAAGTGAAAATGATAGCTTTGAAAAAGGAAAAAAGTTCAAAGCATTCGTTAAATCATTTGTAGTTAAAAGTAATGAAACAGGATGGATTGAAATGTTTCGATTCGTCTCAGATGACGACTCATTTACCCCATTTGAAACATCTTGCCAGAATGTTAAATTTGCTACCGATGAAGTAGAGGTGAAGGACAACTAAGAAATTGGCTTTTATTATGTAAGAAAATTAGTGTATTTTCCCTTTGTCATTGGCAATGATTGCCTCTGACAAAGGGAGTTTTTTTTATGGTCAGATTTCTTTCGATGGCCACAAAGGCTTTGCATAAGGTTTTTGAATCACTTGTTCTATATGCAATAAGTGAAATGGCCAAGGGCCAACAATAGGAGAATTACCATGAGAAGCATGATGCTTTTGGTTGTTCTAGTAGCAGGTTGTTCTTGCTTAAACAAAAATAATGATTTACCACCAAACTGCACAATCATCTATCCCGGCCCAAGAAGGATAGTTGAAACACTACCTCCTCCTGAATTATATCAGGATAGAGACTTACCACCAGCAGGTCCACCAATACCATTAAATACTGTTCCTGCTCCTGCAATGCCAACAGGAAGAGTCAAGGTCATCGAAGTAAGACCAATTCACATTTATCCACCATTGCCTCCTGATCTCCCAGAATGGCAAGAACCAAAGATCATAATCCCCAAAGATGGTAATCCAGTTTTGAGGGCTAAGGTTGTAAAGACTAATCTCAAGTTAATCATGACTGAGAACCCACCTTATAACGGCCCTCCAAATTTAGGATGGGAAATTTGCTGGAACTGGTGACAATTTTGAGCCTTGTAGAGTATTCTACAAGGCTCAATCATTTCCTTTACAAAACTCCTTCGGTTTTGCGAGAAGTAAAGCCGATATAAATATGTCTCAAACAACAGGAGTCAAACATGAAAAAGTTGGCAGCACAGGTCACAGTCAACATCACATTCCTTTTTGCGAACAATGAAACCTTTACAATCTCTGCTGATGAAACAGCAAGAGACAAAGTGATGCAATTGAAGGCAAGAATCGATGAGTGGGGAACACCTATCTCTGTACAGACTGGAACTAGCCTGCAAATCTGCGGGGCTAAAAAGTCATCAACACCTAATTAATGGAGTCTGACAATGACAAGCAATACGCCTTCTTGTTTCAATAATTCCGATTTCATCCATATAACTGAAATACTGGAACATCTAAAGAAACATAAAAAAGCTTTGGAATCAATACTTGAAGATTTGGACATTAACGATCAATACTATGACGAATTGTTAAAAATGATGAACAAGATGATATCAACTGGGAACTTCACAATAGAATGTTGATATTATTTACAATGGAGAATAACATGAAGGCCAATTACCCTTTAGAATTCGCCAAGTTATTGGGTTTCTTTGGACTCGGATACTTTGGATTTATGTACTTCCGTTCAGCAATATACGCAATACCACTTGCTATGCTTGGAAGTGCAATAGTTAGTGTGATCTATACTTCATTGGAAAGTGAATAACAAGGAGAAGTAATATGTTTGATAGTGAAAGGGAACACAAAGATTTCTGGTATGACAGTCCATACCAACACGCAGTTCACCAAGCAATTGTTGATGCAGTTGATAAAGGTGATGAGTCACCTTGGTTGCTCACAAATTATGACACATGGGTTGCAAACCCAAACTATAAAGGCCCACCAAACCCTCCTCATCCTGAAAGTTATGACTAAAGGAACATCATGAACATATTTGTTCTTTCTCATGATGTTAATCAAGCAGCAAAGTGGCATGTAGATCGTCATGTTGTCAAGATGCCACTTGAATCGGCTCAAATGCTTTGCACTAATTTAAGCCAATTAAAAATAGAAAATCCATACCTTCCAGTTCATGCTAAACATCCATGTACAATTTGGGCTGGCCAATCAAGATCCAATTTCAAATGGTTATGTGATTTGGGAATAGAACTTTGCAAGGAATATACTTTCCGATATAAGAAGGTTCATAAGTGTGAAGAAGTAATTAATTATTGCATGAGATTTATTGATATTTTCCCCAATTGTGGAATGACACCATTTGCACAAGCAATGCCAGATGAATTTAAGAACGATAATCCTGTCAAGGCATATCGTGACTATTATGTGAAAGCCAAAAACCACTTACATAAGTGGACACTAAGATCAGTACCTGAGTGGTGTAATAGAACAGAAAGGAACAATAATGTACAAGATTGATTTCTCTAATGGTGATAGCTCTTCAATTTATGCAGATTACGATTCAGTAATCGAAGCTGTTCGTAAACTTTATGGCAATGATGTAGAAATAGGTCATGATGGTGACCTATCTGATGGAGGAGATAGAACATTAATCTGGGATAACGAAGAAGATTCTCTTAATGATTCTGGATATAAAGCAGTGGCATCTATAAGAAAATCATAAAGGAAGGAGTAATTAAGATGATCTGGACACCATTCCATCTGGTTGAATCGTATGACTTCGATATAACACCAAGAAAAGAACCTATACATGATAAATTTGGTCCAAATTATGACCTGAATGCTGCCATGGCAGATGCAAGACGCACACTCGATCAAATCCTGAGAGTCTCCGGTCAACCTCCAGAAGGATCGCTCCTTCGTATCGATGAGACCCTTCGTATCGATGAGACATTGGAACCACATATTTTAATATGTCTTACAATAAGATTTACATTTAACAAAGAATCAAAAGAACACTCAGATTATCTAGTCAAACTTTTTTATAACTTTCCTGAAAAATATGATTCATAGTATATCAAAAGCTCGTAGAGTATTCTATGTGCCTCGTAGAGTATTCTACAAGCTCGTAGAGTATTCTACAAGCTCGTAGAGTATTCTATGTGCTTATAAATTGATATCACAATTTATAAAACAATCATATTATCTCGATTATAAAAACTGCTTCGGAAAGCGGAGAAGCAAAGCCGATATTGTGGTGTAACCAGCAACGATAACCAAAAAGAATGGAGAAGTCGATGAGCAAGATCGTTTCCAAGGACTTTGTTGTGGCAGGAAACGCTACCTTCACATTAGCTCTTCCTGAGCATTACGCAGTAGAAGAGGCACTTAAGCCTCATTATACATTCAAGGTGCGGTTCAAGGAAGGGACAAACGGATTCAAAGACACATATTTTGTGTCTTTGCTAACTGGACCAGATAATTACGCTAACTACACCTATCTGGGAATGCTTAACCCAGATAATGGTTCAGTTCGCACGACAGCAAAGTCGTGCATGAATGGCGAAAGCCTCCCAGTTCGACTTCTCAATCGTGCATTGCAGTTGATCTGGGAAAACAACCCAGAACCACTGATTGAGAAGGGATTTGCAGTCCATCATGAAGGGAAGTGTGGCCGATGTGGCCGCAAACTAACAGTACCTGAGTCAATCGAAACTGGACTTGGGCCTGAATGTGCTGGCCGTGTTGGCCGCAACTCCACAGAAGAGTCCTACTGATTATCACTACACCCCCCTGCCTCAAAGCAGGGGGGCCTTTTTTTTTGGCCAAAATTTTATCATATTAGAAAACTGTGATGAATCACATTTTCATTTATGCAAATCCAAGAATGACAAATTATGAAAATGAAATATAAAGATTTTATTTTATGATGATTTTTTATGGATGAATATAAGTGCTGCAATGAAATTATAAGTTCTGCACTGAAAATCTGAACTATCCCTTACTGAAAATTATGTGTTGTGATTATTTATTGATTTCAATTATTCCTGACAGATAAATTGTTGGCATTTCTTTCCAATCTGTAAGCATATTAGATAATGCTGGTTTACCACCAGCAGATCTATTGACAGCTATTGTGATGTGTTTAATTTTATTTCTGCTTGGCACATCAGTCTTAACTTCTATTGCAATGTTCTTATCATCTTGAGCAATTTTATCAGCTATAAGATGAACTTCTTCACCAATTCTTGCTTCAATATCAGGGCTTGGTTTACCAAGATCAATGGTCATATGATGACAAATCAACTCCCATTCAGAAGGCAATTTACTGAAAATTCCCAACAAACGCATCCTGCTTTCTTTATCCAGATTAACAGCACTATACATAAAACCACCAGTTAGAGTACAAGTATATATGAAATGATTTTTTTGCTTTTACAAACTTGTACTTTCAGTTTACATCTTACACACTTGTACTCCAGACTTACCATCAACAAAGCAATTCTGGACAAGCAAGTCTATTGACCAAACTGCTTCGGAAAGCGAAGAAGCAAAGCCGATATTATGGTGTAACGATAACCACAAGGAGAAAGACAATGGCAACTATTCGCTGCGAAGAATTGAAATACAAAGGGAAACTTTTTGATGTGACCTTTGGTTACGAGTTTACTGTTGACAAATGGAATGATGTCGAGATTCACAAATGTGACATCTGGTTGGAGAAAATCGGTTTTTACGATGAAGACAAAGACAAAGTGATTGAATATAAACCAGATGATATTGAAACTAAGGAAGTGATTGAACTTTTCCCATACGACAGTGTTTATAAAGACCTTGATCTTGAAAAAGTAGTCGAAGACTACTGGCAAGGAGTTAAAGACGGTCATGTGGGCATCTAATTGCGAAAGGAACTTGCAATGAAAATGAAAATCAAAGTTCGATTCCATCTCGCCAATGGCGAAAACTACAGGAAATGGCAAGTCAAAGTTGGTTCAGAGGTCAATTACTATGATCCTGAATCAACACGAATCGTCATGAAAGAATGCAAGCTGAGGAACAGTAAGAAGATATCAATTCAAATCAATCAAGGCGCAAACAAAACAGTATGCGCTTGGATAGAATGCCAAGATCTGGAAATCCAAACTGTAAAAGAAGAACTATCATCATCTGCTATCATATACAACCCAAGAGTACAACCAAATTGGGTTGAAAATGGCAAAGATGTAGATAACGAAAGATATCAAGTCCTATACACAAATGGTAGAGGAGTTTATCGTCCTTCTTAATCTGGACAAGCAAGTCCCCTTTCCAAACTGCTTCGGAAAGGGGAGAAGTAAAGCCGATATATGGGTGTAACCAATCGGCAAGGAGAAAGACAATGATTTTTATTCCAAAGTGTGACATTGAGATGATGGCTCAGGTTTCGGCAGAATTATTCAGGAATAAGTGTCAAATCAAAGTGACACTTGAGTGTAACACTCATTGGAGAATTGAAATCCTGAGTGTTGATGAGTAACAGTTCTAACAGTAACAGTTCTAACAAGGAGAAAGACAATGGCTAAGATTACGATTGATATTGAAGACCAGCTTCCTGATCTAGTCAATGATGCGATTGATGGAGTAAAAGAAATTCTCAAAGATTATGTCGAGGAAAACAAATCAGATAGCCTTCCAGATATAAGCGATCTGGACTACTCTGGTTCAGTACATGAACTTATTGATGGACTAATCCCTGTATATGATAAAAATATTGAAGATATATGGTATCTTCACAAGAAAGATTTGATCAGATCATACGAAGATTCAGGAGTGGGTAATAACCCCATGGAAAATAATGGATTGTCTGCCATATACTTCTACTTGAATCAGGAAGTGAACAACTGGTATGGCGACAATGCTCAAGATTACTTTGATGAAATTGCCAAAGTTGATATTGTAGAAGAATAAAAGTTGATATAAGAGGCAAGCAGTAAAATGCTTGCCTCTTTTTTTTTTGGTTTCCATTTTTTTACACACTTGTACTCTCAAGCCAAATCAATTACAGACAAGATTGTCTTTTGTCTAAACTGCTTCGGAAAGCGGAGAAGCAAAGCCGATATTATGGTGTAACGATAACCACAAGGAGAAAGACAATGACTATGCCAATCATTCCTATCGATCACCTGAGCGTTGAAGAGCGTGAAATCGCTTCTGGAATTATTGCCAATCAAGGCAAGAATAAGGGTAGGCTTAGGGCTGGAAAACCTAAGATCGAATATTCCATTTTTGAAGAGAAAGGCAGGAAGTTGCGACGACCAACTGATAAGACTGGTAAGGTTGCTTATCTTTGGCGAATGGTTGCTTTTCATGTTAGCCCTACTCCACAACACCAATGTCTGCCTGTATTGGCATTCGTTGATCTTCCCGGCACATATCAAGATGGTCAAGTTCTTGCAAAAGAACTTGATCTGATCGTAAATAAAATCATCGATGCAATGCCTCGCAAGGAATGGCAAGGCATTAACAGGTGGGCCAAGGCACTTGGTTACTAAGGAGAAAATATGAAAAAGTTTTGCAAACTTTTCTTCTGCAACAAAGATCATGATCATGATATCAATCTCTGCAATCAATGCAAGGAAGCATATGCAGAGATCAAAAGAGACGAAGCTATCTTCTTTCAAATAGATAGTCCAATCTATAAAACAGATTTGGAAAAAGCAGCACTTGATTGCAATGGCCAACCATAAGGAGAATTTAGTGAAGCACTATCCAATCGTCTTCTTGCAAGGAGATGAAGCCTACAATCTAATTGATCTTGATGAAAAAGATCGAGATCAATTCATCAATGCTATCAGGGAATATATCCCTGATGATCTGCCTGATTCTGTTAATGGTGAACCAGCAACATTGAACTATAGGATAAATTTCAGAACCACAATTGGAAGCAAGTTGTATCGGATTGGTTATACAACTGGTGATGGTGGTTGCCTTGGAATCGATCTTATTGATGATAATTAATTGCTATGCCCAGTTTTATAAAACAAACCGTGGAATACTCTACATCTCGTAGAGTATTCCACAAGCCTCGTAGAGTATTCCACAAGCCTCGTAGAGTATTCCACAAGCCATTAAAAGGAGATTGATATGCAATACAACACTCATGTTCTTGCTAATGGTGCTAGATTAGTCACTCTATCACCTCACAGTTTTAAGTTTTCAGACGGAACAGAGTCTCCTCCTCAAGATAAAGATTTTTGCAACAAATTCACTCTGAAGAAAAATTTCAGTGTTGCTAGGCAAATAAAAGGAATGAATGTTACAAAAACATTTTTCGTCGTATCTTCAGAACAATATGATTGCCTAAATGAAATTGCCAAATCAGTAGACATCATACTCGTTCCATTCCAATTCCTTCAAGCACTGCATGACACTTTTGGACCTAATGGAGCATTCGACAATGTCGTAGCCTTCAATGCTACTGTTGATACAGCAAGGTCTTCTCCTAATGAAAAGATCGTTGATATCAACAACTGGTCTTCTATTGATTGAAATCAACAAGGAGAATTCAATTGAACAAACAAGAAAATTGCTCTTGTGGAGGAAGATTTGTCTTCACACAATATTGTGGAGCAAAAATTTGTAACAATTGCAATAATCATCTTGGATATGCAAGATGTTATTGTGGATGGAGCGAATCAGGAGGAAATGGATACCAAGAACTAATCGATCTTGGCGAAACAATTGAACCAGAACCAGATGACTACTAAATCATCTGGGATATACAAGATGCTATTGTTGATGGATAGAATCAGGAAAAAATAGATACCAAGAACTAATCGATCTTGGCGAAACAATTGAACCAGATGACTACTAATTATGTTTATAAAATCGTCACAATATGACGAAGAAAGGATTCCGTCATGAGTGAATTTGATGCAGTGATGATTGCAGAAGGAGTTCAGGAAGAAGAATAACATGTAGTTATCGAAGCATGGCAAAAGTTGATTGATACAGGTCTTGCATGGAAGCTTCAAGGAATCTTTGGAAGAACGGCGCAAATACTGATTGATGCAGGAATCTGTAATGCATGCCAATGATTCATTAACCAATCCATTAAACAATAAGGAGTATTGCCACATGAGTGAAGAACTTAATGTCAAGTATGATGATATCGAAATGGCAATAGAACCAGATGAAGTATTAGACTGGAATGAGGATAAGATAAAATGGCGATATGATATGGCAGATTGATATAATAACCCTGATTCTAACCACAAAAGGTTAGAATCAAGGTTCTTTTTTTTAATCTTAAATTACAAAATTGTTCATCATAATTGATAAATTGTTACCAATAGTATCAGGATAAAACAAATCCTGATACTATTTTTTTATTGCCCACAACAAATAGTACAAGTGCGTAAAAGGATCTTACACACTTGTACTCTGAGCCTCGCTTCAGAATTACAGACAACAATGTCGCCTTTCCAAACTGCTTCGGAAAGCCGAGAAGCAAAGCCGATATATGGGTGTAACCAACAACAACAACAAGGAGAATGAAAGATGAGCAACACCAACACCAACACCAACACCAACACCAACACCAACACCACCATCAACACCATCATCGATGCAGCAATTTCATTGGATCTTCATCACATATACCGTGATAGCAATCATTATAGCATTGAAGTGAATGGTATAGAAGTATGCTATGCCTCAATGGAAAGTGATATCAGATATGCATATCTGAAATTAAAGCCTCTGATCCCACAGGAGATGGATGTTAAGTTGTTTTTGCTAATTCCTAGTGAGGCACCATCGATTTATCTTCATGATAAGACACAGATTGAGCTTTAACCAAAATAAAAAAGAGCCTTCTGGCTCTTTTTTTATTTGTCATTCCTTTTACACACTTGTACTCTGAGCCTCGCTTCAGAATTACAGACAACAATGTCGCCTTTCCAAACTGCTTCGGAAAGCCGAGAAGCAAAGCCGATATATGGGTGTAACCAATAACCAACAACGAGGAGACGAAAGATGAATGCTAACATCACGGTTTTTGGCGAAAGCTACAAAGTAACGATAAAGGAATCCCGTTACAACAATAATGGGAATATTGCTTTGGTTGCTTACAACCAAGAGGATAATTCCCTGTTTGGTAAAATAACGGCTAACATCGAGGAAACAATCAAGAAGGGATACATCCTCGTAAAAACATATGGGGAAAATGAGGAATGGGTTCCTCAAATTCTGGCTCAATTGCCAAACAATTTCCGCAGCACAGGTCAAACCCTGTCTGTGGGATTCACAGAATTAGAAATCTGGGAATACTTCCCAGAGTCGATCAACAATTAGTTTTCAACCTCAACAACCAACAATCAAAAGGAGAAATATGATGCGTGATTTTTACGATTGGGACACAACACCGTATGAAGTAGAAGGACAGATGTTGGGATCGAATTACGATCCTATCAAGGCAAGAGAGGAGGCAAGGGAAACAATAAAGATTCTCTGCCGAAAGTTCGGGGTTCCACCTGCTGGTAGTCTCCTGAAGGTTCATAGCAACCCTCATGATTTTGGAAACTACTACAGCATCCGGTTTATTTTCAATGATGCAGATGATGATCACATTGAATACCTTAACAGGGTAGAAAACAATTGGCCAAAAGATTGGGATGATTCTGAATTTGTGGCAGCAGAACAACCTGCTTCCAAATGAACATCGAATACTCTACAAGACATCGAATACTCTACAAGCAAGTAGAGTATTCTACAAGACATAGAATACTCTACAAGACATAGAGTATTCTACAAGACATAGAGTATTCTACACGGTGTATAATACTCTATAGGTTGATATACGGAGTTCATAATATGAATGATGCGATTATTGTGGCCCTTCTTAAAAGCCTGAAATCACCTGAACTCAAACCCGGTCAATATCAGGTTGATGAGGTCGTCACCCTTCACATTAAGGGTAACATCACAAAAGATAATGAGGAACTTTACACTCCAACAGTGCAAGTTCCTCAGAAGCTCCTAATGGCCTGTCTCCTAGAAAGACTAGGTGCTATTCGTGAATGCACAATTGATCTTATCACTAAAGCCATGAGTGATGCCATCAGACTCAATGAGTCTGGATCGACTCACCTTGGCCATTTCTTGAAAGACTACGATGATGCCATGGAGCGTGTCCAAGATGTGCTTGGAAACCTTCCAAAGAAAACACGAACTGGCAAAACCAAGGTCAAAGCAACAGTAACAGAAGTCAAAACAGTAAAAGTATAATATGTGATCAGAATACAAATAATGATATAGAGTATTCAACAAGCAAATAGAGTATTCTACAAGCACATAGAATACTCTACAAGCACATAGAATACTCTACAAGCATATATGGTATTGCACGATATAGAATTATACTTATATAAAAGAAGGGTCATCCACAATAAATGGATGACCCTTCTTTTTTTTATGCCCATATTGTCACAAACCACAATTAAAATGGAGTTCCTATCATGGATGGCAACATTTTTGATTCCGATGCATTGGATGGTATGCTCAAAATAAACATCGTAATCGGCCAAAATCAATTGCCAGTAAGCAAACCACAAGAAGATGAAATACTATTTTGCTCATCCAAAATCATCAAGGAAACATATAGCCGTTGGCTAATGTCTGCTTCTTAATTCCTACAATTATAGACAAGAATGTCCTCTTTCCAAACTGCTTCGGAAAGGGGAGAAGCAAAGCCGATATTATGATGTGGCGACAATGATTCTTTTCAGGAGCGTTTTCAAATGGCTAGTCTTACAAAGTCAAAAGAGGAAGTCCAGAAGCAAGTCGAGGAATTCAACAAGGCGGTTTACAACCGTCTTGACGCTTGGGTTCCTGCATGCGGAGGAACAGAAGTTCCGTTCCGTTCAAGGAGCGGAGCAACTCTACTCTACTGCTTCAACCCTCGCCTTGGCAAACATGCCTACATCAATCTAGAAACAGACATGATCCTAGAAGATGAAGAGGCCTTCGCTCACCTCAACAAATAAGCCAATTCAGATGGGAGCGACACATGCTCCCATCTGAATTTTTTTATGTATTTAATATGAGAGTACAAGTGTGTAAAAACTCTTTACATACTTGTACTCTGAGCTTCGCTGTCGCCTCGAAGAGGCCAATTACAGACAAGCAAGTCTGTTGTCCAAACTGCTTCGGAAAGCCGAGAAGCAAAGCCGATATATGGGTGTAACGAAACCAATGGTCGCCCCTCACACGCACGGGGCACGGAGGCATCACTCATGGCCGCTAATAATTACTCGGTTCAGGGTATCGCTTGGGTCGAGAATTCCCTTGAGGGCATCGCCCAAAGGGACAAGATTACCCTGAGATCCATCTGGGGTCAGACGGAACTCCGTCTTTCCGGCACGGAGTACGCCATAGGGGAACTCCGTGCCAAGCTGCATAAGCTTGAGGAGGATCACCGCCTCTTTTCCGCTCGCAAGGAGGCGATATTTAATGCGTATTTCCTCCTTCGCAAGGAGGAAAATCCGTCTATAGACGAGGATGACACCTTGTGTGAAATCAAGGATGACATTGAAATAGATTGACGAGTCTCTAGGAGTAGGATACAATCCTACTCCTTTTTTTTCAAAAGCGAAGCTCAGAGTACAAGTTTACAAAAAATTTTTACACACTTGTACTATCAGTAATTCCAAATTCACCTTTACACACTTGTACTCTGAGCCTCGCTCCAGAATTACAGACAAGATTGTCCCCTTTCCAAACTGCTTCGGAAAGCCGAGAAGCAAAGCCGATATATGGGTGTAACCAACAACAACAACAACAAGGAGAATGAAATGAGCGAATCATGCGTAATCAAGGGCGAAGAAAATACTCGCCGCTACCAACTTGTAGTGCTTGTAAAAGCACTACAGATACATGTACTTTCGGGAGGCCAGATGCGCCTCACAAGAGCCGATTACATCGGCCTAGCGAGAAATCTAGGCTATAAGGGACGAACTGCAAAGTCTCTTCTTGCCGACATACTAAGCAAGAACCCTGACTTGAACAGGGCGTAATACAGACAATAATGTCCCCTTTCCAAACTGCTTCGGAAAGGGGAGAAGCAAAGCCGATATATGGGTGTGGTGACAATGATTCTTCAGGAGTGCGAGAGATGAAGAAACGGAAGTATGCCTTTGTTTCTCTAATCGAAACCCCTAACAGGGGGGTCGAGGTTTCTTATCACTTCCGCAGCGATCTGCGTGAGGTGATGGAAGGACTCGGCTACCGTGAGGGTAGCTATGAGGTCCATCCTGAAGGGATGGCTTCCAAGCCCTCACCGTGGAAGCCAGCCAAGGTGCCTGTAAACAGGCTCCTCGGCGTATCCAAGCTCGTCTACGAGCTTGGATGATATTGTGGAGCATGAAGGGTAATTAAACCCTTCATGCTCTTTTTTATTTGCCATTACTTTTACGCACTTGTACTCTCAGTCCCGACAATTACAGACAAGCAAGTCTGTTGTCCAAACTCCTTCGGAAAGCCGAGAAGCAAAGCCGATATATGGGTGTAACCAACAACAACAACAAGGAGAATGAAAGATGATCAGCTTGATAATTTTGGGTGCTATTGGCATATATTGTGCGAGAAAAATGCTAGCAGAAAAGTGGGACGGTGAATCATTGAATAGCACCACCAGCTACGAGCGATACTGACAATTATAGACAAGTTTGTCCCCTTTCCAAACTCTTTCGGAAAGGGGAGAAGCAAAGCCGATATATGGGTGTGGCGACAACAGTACCAAGGAGAATGAAAGATGAGCGTTGCTCAATTTTTTGCGACGAAAGGCCAATTCATCAAGGTTTCTTTCCAGACAGAAAAGAAGCCTTCTTCTGCCCACAAGGGCACGATTCTTCGCAAAGAAACAACCGGAGTTTTCAGGGCTGGCATTAACTTTGCCAACCTCAAATCGGTGCGGGAAGGCATCGAAAATAACGAGAGAGGCGAGGTTCAGCCCTTGCCTTGGGGGAATTGGGTGCGATTCCCGTACCTTATCGAACACAATGGCGCAAATTATCTGCGCCTGTACCCTGCCGTAAACGGCAAGGTTACTGTTAAGTACCTTGTCAACGGGCAGGCCGTTGACAAAGCTGTTTTCAACAGCTACCTCACTCCAAGTGAGGCCAACAGGACAGATCCTGTTGAATGTTTCACTGTAAAGGCTGACAACATCGTCAGCATTGGCAGTGAAGCAGTAGAGACTGTTGAGGCTGCTGAAGCAGCCTAACAAATAAGGATGCAACAACAACCAAAAGGAGAGAGAAATGATTTTCCAATTATGTGAGTTGCTTGGTATTGCAGACTTAGTGTGGGCAATCCTCAATCAATTTTGGGGAGGATTCTAAAGTAGAGTATTCTACAAGACATGGAATACTCTACAAGCAAGTAGAGTATTCTACAAGCAAGTAGAGTATTCTACAAGAATCATTTATATCAAATTATAATACATGATGGCATCACAATATGCCATCATGTATGTTTTTTTATTTCTATTTCTTTTATACACAATTTCTTAACCACAAAGGAGTCAACATGTTTTGTGTAATGGCTAAAAGCAAAAAACTATTCTGTGCTTCGGTTGATATGCTCGGAAAAATAAAAAAGGTAATATCATCATTAAATGATAATGATGATGATATAGTTTTTTATATTGATAATTGCGAAGAAAAAGAAATGTCAGTATCAGTGATCGATTCTTTTAAGAAAGCTTTGGAAATTATAGAAAGTGCATATGTTTTTGCTTGATATATGATAATATGAAACTATGCATATCAACATCCGCATATGAAACTCTGCATATCAACTTATGCATATCAACTTATGCATATCAACTTATGCATATCAACTTATACATATCAACCTCGTAATACAGACAAGTTTCTCCTCTTTCCAAACTGCTTCGGAAAGGGGAGAAGCAAAGCCGATATATGGGTGTAACCAACAACAACAACAAGGAGAATGAAAGATGGCAAATTTTGTCAATTTGACACCTCATGCGATCAACCTCAACGATGGGCGGGTTTTCCCCCCATCTGGGGTTGTGGCTCGTGTTTCGTCGTCACACACACCATTCGATGGTGATGGTGTGGCAACACTCACCTTCGGTGATGTTGTAGGCCTTCCTGACCAGCAGGACGGTGTTTTGCTTATTACATCGGCCTTGGTGGCTCAAGCTGCCAAGAGGCAGGATGTGGTTTCCCCAGCCACGGGCCACCATGATTGTGTCCGTAACGACAAAGGGCATATTGTTTCAGTGCCCGGATTCGTCCGTGGTTAATTAACAAAAAATAAGAGAGACTAAATGTCTCTCTTATTTTTTTATTTGCCATTACTTTTACGCACTTGTACTCTCAGTCCCGAAAATAAAGGACAAGATTGTCTGTTGTCCAAACTGCTTCGGAAAGCCGAGAAGCAAAGCCGATATATGGGTGTAACCAATAACCAACAACGAGGAGACGAAAGATGAACAGCTATAATATCACCGTTAAGATGCGTGATTTTTCCCGATTTGTAATCGGGGCGAATGTAAAAATTGACGGGGACCACCTGTATCACGCTGACCAGCGTGGACAGATTTTATCTGTTCCTGCTGATAAAAAGATGGTGTATACCATCTTATGGGAGGATGGAACTGTGGACAGAATCCACAGTGATTTTATTCAGATCATATAAGATATGGTATGAGGTGATATCACCTCATACCTTTTTTTATTTGCCATTACTTTTACGCACTTGTACTCTGAGCTTCGCTTTGGCCTCGCTCCAGAATTACAGACAAGAATGTCTGTTGTCCAAACTGCTTCGGAAAGCCGAGAAGCAAAGCCGATATATGGGTGTGGTGACAAGGAAACAATCGAGGCCATCGCCTCAGACTTGTCTCACAATTGAGGATTCGACCATGAACATGAACATTGCGACCATCAAAGACATCAATGACATCTATAAGATGAAAAAGGTGGTGCGCCGCCAAAAAGAGGCGGTGGTGCAGGAAAAAGGATTGGCCACCTTCTACGGGGCACCTTGCCCAGAATATATCATATTGAGAGAGAAGTCTCTCGAAGATATAGAGAGGAAGCTCAACGATATGTTGAGCGATATAGCAGATTGATGATGGTGAGGCATGAGGTGATATCACCTCATGCCTTTTTTATTTGTCATTACTTTTACACACTTGTACTCTGAGCCTCGCTTCAGAATTGAAGACAAGATTGTCTGTTGTCCAAACTGCTTCGGAAAGCCGAGAAGCAAAGCCGATATATGGGTGTAACCAACAACAACAACAGGGAGAATGATCATGGCTAACCTCAACAACCTGATTCGTATGGGCGCAGACAAGGTCATCGTTCAAGCAGTGTTGGCCAAAGAATCTCGCTGCGTTGCGGGATCAGTTAAGGGTTCACCAGTCAGGGTGATACTCAAGTTCGGCAAAGCGGAGTGCCTGATGGGCACTGACGCTGAAATACTAGAGGCCGTCAAGGCCTCTATCGGTGGACCACGCACCGAGATCAGGCTTCTCAGAGCCTGATGGTTAGGTATGAGGTGATATCACCTCATACCTTTTTTTATTTGTCATTGCTTTTACGCACTTGTACTCTCAGTCCTGACAATAAAGGACAAGATTGTCTGTTGTCCAAACTGCTTCGGAAAGGGGAGAAGCAAAGCCGATATATGGGTGTAAGATGTGTGTGACGATAACCAACAACGAGGAGACGAAAGATGAATCTTGCAGACTTTGTATTTTTATTCACGGCTACCATGGTGGCCATCATGTCTGCTTCGTGTCTATATGACACGATTGCAGGATGATAGATTTAGTAACACTGTGATGCGAGTGACATCACAGTGTTACTTTTTTTTATTTCAAAATTATTTTACGCACTTGTACTCTAAAATATTTTTACACACTTGTACTCTAAAAATATTTTTACAAAAAAAATAATTCAAAAATTATTTGCTAAAAAGTTATAGCAGCAGATAGCCACCCTACCGCCGGTCCCTACTATGACCCCCTCCTTTTTTATTCATTAGCATTTTTTTATTTTTCCTAGATTTTTGCAAAGATTTCGTCCTGACAATTTTGGATAAATGCTGAAAAAGTTTGAAATCTTATAATGATGGCATCTTAAAAAAATTGGCGGGGGGATTTTTGTTGATTATGGTATTACATTTTGAATTGTTCTAGTTCATTTTGGTTGATTAGGTATGCTTTGATATTTTTATGGTTTTTGGAATTTGCTTTATAGAGTCTATGTACACCGTCAGCTATAAATAGTCCGTCTTGGTATTGGACTACTATGATTGGGTATTTGAGTTCAGTTTGTTCTGCTCTTTCGATGAATTCTGGGTGGCCGGGAAGTTCTGATCCTGATTCATGAGGAGATGGTTCTAGGTTGTGAAGTAGTGGTTCTATTGGTAGATTTTGTATTAATTTATTTTCTGTTGCGTATTTGACTATTTTTGGAACTGAGTATGTTCCGTTGTTATCTGAGAATGTCTGGTCTTCCATTCTGTAGGATTCTAGGAATTGTTTGAATGTGATCATGATTTATTTAGTGGTTTTTTTATTTTTTAAGGTCTGGGTAAAGGTCGAATATTTTTTGATAGTCATTTGGTTCAACTAGGTTTGATTCTAGTTCGTGTGCAATTGCTTGTTTGTGTACATTTCTCCATAATTCTTCACCTCCTTTGATATTGACATATTGATCTGGAGTTAGTTTATAAGCTAATGGTTCATCTGGTTCTTCGGGTTTATCTGGTTTATCTGGCATATTTGGTGGTTGAATATTCAGATTATAAGCCATAGTGAGTGTTGGTTGTCCAGAAAGGCTTGTCCATTTTTTGCCTGATGCTATTTCCAGTTCTGATCCATTTATTCTTATTGCGCTTCTGTTTTTTGGTGTAACTACTGATGTTTTTGTCATTGTGTTGAATATTACATTTTTTCCTTCGTCCCAATTTTTGTTTGCTGCGTCCATTAATTTTTGTGCGAATTCTTTTTTTATTGATCTGGATTGATTTTTGTATTCATCTAGTTCTTTTTTATATTTTTCCATTTCTTTTTCATATTTTTCTTTAGATGACATGTATTCATCATATTCATTATTTTCTTTGTATAATGAGAATTTATTTTCGAGGAATAGTTTGAATGATATCATGATAATATTTATGTTTAGTTTATTTATATTCATCTATGATTGTTTGAATTTTGTCTTTATCTTGTGATATGAGCCATTGTAGTCCGAAGTGAAGTGGACTTGGTAGGTTATCTAGTGATATCCATTTGTATCCTTGAGTTTCCCAATTTAGTTGTGGTTCAAATTCTTCATCGATTATGGCGAGGAAGTTATAATATCTGAAGCTATTTTGGGAGAATACAGAAAGTGGTATCATTTCGATATTTCCTTGATATCCAGCTTCTTCTTCAAGTTCTCTTTTAGCTGCTTCTTTTGGATTTTCTTCGTTATCGATAGCTCCTCCCCAAACTCCCCAAGTGTTTGGTTCTTGCACATATTTAGATCTATGTGGTATTAGTAATCTGCCTGTATTTTTAGCGAGGACGATGCTTCCTGCTCCTTGTTTTCCCCAAAAGCCTGTTTTTCTCAAGGAGTCTGAGTGTTCTTCATCATTTTCGAGGAATAGTTTGAATGATATCATGATAATATTTATCCTAATATTTCTGGTTCTGTTTTTTTAGTCCATTTTTTTGTTTCTGGGTTTTTGACATATATTGCTATCAATTTGAGTGTTGGATAAGCAGAGTGGAGTATAGGAACTTCGTTTTCGATGTGTGAATCTTCTATTCCGACTTGACCTATTTTGTGTGGGTTCCAATATGATTCAACATCAGATCCTTTAGAAACTCCATGTCCAAGTATAGTTTTGCCCCACTGTTTCCAATCTATTTGATCTCTTTTTGGCCCATCAAGTTCTGCTTCTACGATAATGTTGACTGTATTTTCTTTTCCTAGAAGGTATCCTTGTGAGCTTATTGCGCTTCCAGTTGCGAATCTTTCAGCAACTGGAAATTCAAGACTCCAAGGGTCTGATTGACCTTTATTTTTTTTGAATTCTGTTCCTTGAATGAGAATATCTCTGATTTTCATTTTTCGTGATTCAACTGGCAATCTGACACCTCTGTATATCTTGGTTCCTTCCTTGATGTATTGCGAGTTCATATTGGAAAAATTACCATATGATGGTTCACTTTGTGGTCTATTTGTTCTATTTTCGAGGAATTTTTTGAAGGATATCATGATAATATTTAGTTTATTTTTATAATTTTATCAAGTTGAGAATTGTTTAGTTTATGATTACTTGTGGATTTTCTGAAATGAATTTGAAGTAGAATGGGTGGTTAAGAGTTTTGAGTCTCCACATGCTTGCTTCTTCTGGATTTGCGGGTAATCTTTCGTCTGTCCAGTTGTGTTTTTTGACATTTTTTAGTTCTGGGTGTGGGTAAACAGTTATAAATTGTCCGTAGTGGTCTTGTATTCTTTTTCTTGTTCTTATTGCATCTGGAGATAGTGTTGTGTCTGATGCTAGTAGTGCGTTTACTGGTTTTATTGCGTATTTGACTACGAATTCAAGGGCGGCAAAGTATAAAATTGTTCCTGCTCCTTTTGATTGACCTTTTATGCTATGTACTGAGTAATATTTTGAATTCCAATAAAGTCTTATTGAACCTATGTTTTTTATTTCTAGAGTTGGTTGGTCTATTGTTCTTCCAGTTATGACAACCTCATATTCAGGATTTTCTAATTGGCTTCTTAGTATTTGGTCTTCGATTAAAAATTGTTTGAAATTGATCATTAGAATATTCCTTATTCTGGTTTAATGGTTATGACTTCGTCATTGACTAATTCGTATGTGTTCATTTTTTCTAGTGATTTTCGTAATAATGAAGATGCTTCATATTTGTTTACGAATAGACCTTTGAAGTAAAGGTTAGCTACTTTTTGAATAGCTGTTCTGTAGATGTTTTTGTTTTGGTATTTTTGGTCATTTCTGGTTTCGGATTTCAGTTCGGTTTTGTATAGATGGAACATATTTTTGAATTGACCGAATTCTTGTTCAAATCCGCTTATATGTCCGATCATTTTTTCATTATCATAGATGATATAGTTTATTCCATCTCCTGCTTTTATTTTAGTTATATATATATCATCTATATTGAGTGGTATTGCATTTGGTGGAATTTGGTTTTCTAAAAATTTTTTGAAATTGATCATGGTGATATTTATTATCAATTAAAAAAATAAACAAATCATCTATATTGATTTGGTATGTTTTGTATCAACCAATTTCTTATTTCTGGTGTGGCTTGTGATTCTATGTTATTGTCTTTGATATGATTAGTTATTATGTTATAAGCTTCAAGTGCAACATTTGATATTTTTTCAAGTAGTTTTCTATACATACTTGGTTTCTTTTTCTTAAAAACAGTCATGTAATATTTTATACTTTTGAATCCACTTGCTTGAATTAAAGGATTAAATTTTTCTCTATGTGATTTTCCTTCTCTGATATAATTTATCAAGTCTTTGAAAACTGTTATTTGTTTTATAACCATTGTGCTTGGATCATCGTTTTTGATAGATTGTCTTGCGTAATTGATGACATAGTTAGCCCATCCAGACATTTGTGCTACGAATTCTGGTTCTTGTTCATAATATTTTTTGTATGCTTGTTTTTTTCCTTCTTCTGTACCATCGTGTTCATGATCATAGAAATAAGGAGCGAGTTTTGTTTTTTCTGAATCTTTTAGATGTTGTTGAAATTCTTCTTCTGGGTTTTTTCTGCCAAACAATTTACCAATACCAGTTCTGTCTAAAAAGGTTCCTATTTGACCTTTTTTTCGTTTGTATTCTTCTGCGGCTTTTAGTTTTTTCACATATTCTTCAGGAGAACCAGTTTTATCTCTATATCCTTTTGATAAAGTTGGGTCGTATGCGTGAGCTAGTTCATGAGATAAAGTATTGTATATATCTTCTAGTAATTTTTCTTTGTTATTATAAACGAATTTGTAAATTATTTCATGCGATGTTCCTTTTTTCAAAGAATCCAACCATTGTTGATTTTTTTCTAATTCTGGAAATGCCATATTTGTTGTGACTACGATATTTGGTCTTTCCGAATGAGCTTGTTGCCAGCCAGCAGCTTTATTTTTTGTTCTCACTGCATAAACCTCATATGTTCTTTTTTTGTTTTGATAAGGGTCATTAAATTCAATTTTATCAACAAACTCATAAAAGTCATCTTTTCCTTGTTCTTTTTTAGCAAGTTCAATTAGTATTGGCAGCATTTTGTTTGCAATTTCATGCAATTTTTGTTGTATTTCTGGTGGAAATACGATTGCTTTGGACTCATTGAGTTCTTGAATTTTAAGAAATTGTTTGAAGCTGTTCATATTTTATTTAATCATATTGAAACTAATTTTTTAACATTATTTTAATATTTCTGTCATGTAACTTTCAAGATTTGCAATTCCTTTTACTTTTTTGATTGGTACGAATTCATAGTTATTATCATCTGGTATAGAGATAACATATTCCAAGTTGTTTAACATTTTTTCATCGACTGAATTTTTTGAATATTCATATCTTATCATAAATTTATATTCATCTGTTTTATATTTTTTGTTGTGTACATTTGATTTGTTTGTATGGAAATTAATTGTTTGTTGTTTGATGGTTCCTGAATACTGTTCTTGTGTGTTGATATTTTTTGCTCCTATCGTCTTAAGGATACGAGTTACTTTTATTGATGGATCAATTTGATTTTCATGTAACCATTTTGATGTTTCTGGACTTACTTGTGATGCTATGTTGTTATCTTCAATATGTTTGGTTATTATGTTATAAGCTTCAAGTGCAACATTTGATATTTTTTCAAGTAGTTTTCTGTACATGCTTGGTTTCTTTTCCTTGAACCTGATCATGTAAGATTTTATTCCATAATGTTGAAATCCACTTGCTTTAATCAAAGGATTAACTTTTTCTCTTGATGATGTTCCTTTTCTGATATAATTTATCAAGTCTTTGAAAACTGTTAGTTGTTTTACAATTATTGTATTAGGATCGTCATTTTTGATAGATTGTCTTGCGTAATTGAGAACATAGTTAGACCATCCAGATACATTTGCTACGAATTCTGGTTCTTGTTCAAAATATTTGTCGAATGCTTGTTTTTTTCCTTCTGGAGTTTCATCGTGTTGAGAAGGATGGAAATAAGGAGCGAGTTTTGTTTTTTCTGAATCTTTTAGATGTTGTTGAAATTCTTCTTCTGGGTTTTTTCTGCCAAACAATTTACCAATACCAGTTTTGTCTAAAAGGGTTGATATTGCACCTCTGTCCCTTAATGCTTTTAGTTTTTTCACATATTCTTCAGGAGAGCCCTGTTCATATCTATATCCTTTTGATAAAGTTGGGTCGTATGCGTGAGCTAGTTCGTGAGATAAAGTATTGTATATATATTCTAGTGCTTTTTCTTTGTTGTTATAAACAATACTGTGCTGTATTTTTTGCATTGTTCCTTTTTCCAAAGAATTCAACCATTGTTGATTTTTTTCTAATTCTGGAAATGCCATATTTGTTGTGACTACGATATGTGGTCTTTGGTAAAAAGCTGCTTGCCAACCGCCTGCATTTTTGTTTCTCCCTTCTGGTCCTGTTCTAACTGCCCAAACCTCATATGTTCTTTTTTTGTTTTGATAAGGGTCATTAAATTCAATTTTATCAACAAACTCATAAAAGTCATCTTTTCCTTGTTCTTTTTTAGCAAGTTCAATTAG